GCCTTTAAGGTGCCGTCAGCAGTATTATATGACTGAAGTCCTGCTGCTGCGGCAGCTACATGAGGACTTCTAGTTGGGAGAGACATACCCTGAGATGTCTTTGGTGCAGCAACAGTGGGTTTGGGAGATCCAGAACCCATGTTATATGGTTTGGGTTTAGATGTTTGTGAAGAAGAACCCCTATAAACATTCTTCAGGTTTGCTGGACCAGAAGGAGTAGGTTTTGGGAATGACTTTGGATTAGTCATATACCTGAACATTGTGGTAGCCTGTTTGATTTGATCAAACACATTCTCACTCAGGTATTCGTTATCTTCTACAAAATTTTTAAAGGGCTTCATCCCACCAACACTTTTCTAAGTATTTATTTGGTATTTCTTCTTAAGAGCTTTAAGACGTGCGCGGGACTGTCTCAACTTTTGAGGTTTGAGTTTGATCTTCTGTTCCTTCTTAGAGTGGTGATACCTGTTGGGGACCTGCATTGTTCTGTGGTGTCTCAGGACACCATACGGGAAAAACCTTTGACTTTCTCAAACTGTATGACACTTTGGAATTTGTCCTGAAGACCATCCTTGTGAGAGATGACGAAGATGTTGGCATCCTTGATGACGTAACGAATAATCTTCAAGAACTCATCAGTACCGAAACCATCAAGTGAACTGTCAAACACTTCATCCATGATCAACAGATTGGTGTTGGTAGAGTTCTTAAAGGCAGCTACTTCTCTCCAAGTGAAAAGAAGGGCGAGGTCAATACGCATCTTCTCGCCCTCAGAAAACGAAGCATAGGAGAAGTCCTCATGAATTGGAGACTGGACCTTCTCGTTAAACTCTTCATCCAAATTGAAGTTGATGTAGAAGTCCATCATCTGCAGATACCGATTGACCTGACGATTGATCAACGGTAGGTATTTTTTGATGATCTTAGTCTTTACACCACCATCTTTGAGAAGAGAATAGATGAAATCCTTGTAACTTACATCCTCCTTACTTTGAACAAGTTCATCGTAGGTTGTATTCAATTGTTCTTGGAGTTGATTTAGTTTCTCATGTTCAGTATTTCTGTTTTGTAACTGATCGGTAATTCTTTGAATTTCATTTCCAAGATCGCCGATCTGTCGTTGTAGCCCAGAAACTCTAGTATTGTTTTGAGAAATGTCATTAGAGAGTTTACTTACCTCTTTAGATAGAGAAATCCACTGACCTTCTCTCTCCTCTTCTTCTTTAATCGCCGTTTCAAGATCTTGAAGACCTTGTGTAAGCTCTTGTTCTTTATTTTGAGCGTCAGCAATCTTATTTAAGCGAAATTCTTCTTCAATTGATTGTGTACAGGTAGGGCATACCGTATTGTCCTTGAAGAACTGTAACTCTTTTGACAGAGTTGAAACTTTTTGTGTGATTTTACCCCGAAGATTACCTAGTTTACGAACCTTAGATGTGTCGAAACTCAAACTTTCAAGAGTGGTTCTTTGAACATTCTCTTGTTGTTGCAGAGAAGTTGTGTTCTCAGTGAGAGTTTGAATACCCTGATTTAGTTCACTGATCTTAGTTTTCTTTCGTTCAATTTCTTGTTGAGCTTCTTCTTCCAAATGACGGATAAACTCTTTCTGCATTTCAACCTTGTCCGCAAGGTTATCTTTTTTGAGATCAAGGACCTTTACCTCCTCACGATTTTGACGAATTTTATCTTTGACCACTGCATTCATTGCAGAGAAGATACGGATATCGAGAATATCCTCAATCACTTCTCTGCGACCTGCAGCAGGTAACTGCATGAAGGGAACAAAAGTGGATGATCCCAGTATAACAATTTGTGTAAAGGATTTGTAGTTCAGTTTGAGAATATTGTTCTCAAGATACTTCTGTTGATCTGCGGCCGCGGCATCTTGGTTCATCATCTTACCGTCAACATAGATTTCAAAGACGGCAGGTTTGATACCACGAACCACACGATACTCTCGCGTACCAACATTAAAGTCAATCTCTACTCTACAATCCTTCTCATTGGTAGAGTTGACTAGTTGTGGTTTATTAATCCGCCTAAACGGTTTGTTGAACAGAACAAAGGTAAGTGCATCAAGAACAGTAGACTTACCAGCTCCGTTTGTACCAATAATCAGTGTGGTTGCACTGTTTTCAAAATTGATTTGTGTCCAACTATTTCCAGTAGAAAGAAAGTTCTTCCATTTGATAGTCTTAAATCTTATCATAATCTTTGGGGATCACCAAGTCAGTGGACGCAATTACAACATATGGATAATCATACATCTCACATGCCCTTATGGCAACTTCTTCTTCAACTTCCACAACTTCAAGAACAGGATAATCTTCATCAGCCATAGATAACATCATGGCATATCGTTCTGCATCATCCTGTTCTTCGAACATGAAAAGAGTTTTCTCACCATCTTCGTTTTCTACGGCGTAGGCGCCTTCAGTTTCTTTTCCTTGGACGGTGAGAATGTACATTAATCGACCTCACATGCTTCGATATAGATCTCCTTGAGAATGTTCTTGATGATTGACTTATCAAGTGAGACATCTGCTTCATCTATGTATCTGTTGAGAATACTGATGGTGTCTTCACTCTCATCACTCTCAAGATCTTCTGTGTCGTAGATACCACCGAAGTCAAAGTTCTCTACAACTTTCAACTCATGAACATTAGACTTATAAAGTTTATCAAGAAACTTTTCAAATTGGAGAGGATCGGATTTTTTACGAACAACAACCTTAACAATCTTGTCCTTATACTCTTTTGTGTTAATGAGTTGATGTGGTGTGTCCTCATAGTAGATGTTATAAAACATCTTAAAGGGGTTGTTGACTGGAGTGACTTCTAGAGTATCGGTATCAAAGATATGGAAACCCCTTGCATCATCAACATCACTCCAGTACAACTCATAAGGATTTCCTAGATAACGGATGTTTTCTTTTTGGCTTCGAGTGTGATAATGTCCCGAGAAGACATTGGTGAACTTCGAATATAGTTCGCGTTCAGCACCGTGCTCCATGACGACATATCGATTAGCGTTAAATCCTCTGAGCTCAAGGTGCCCCATCGCACACGGGCAAGAAGTCTTTTCAATAGTTTCATAGGTTTCTTTTTCGTTCTCTTGATTGATCCAAGGTATAAACAACGTCTTGAGATTACCAAGTGTAACCTCCGTAACTTTATTATAACATATTACATTTTTATATTCACTTAACAATAACTCAATCGCATTGATATCGTTAGTATTCTTGTAATATGCAGTGTGATTACCAATGATGGTGTGAACAGTAACACCCATCTGTTGAAGACGGTTGTAATAGTTCTCTTTGGCCCAATCAAGTGCCCAGAAGTCAATACCTCTACGATTGTCAAAGGTATCTCCCATGTCCACAACTGTGGTGATACCTTCTTTCTCTAGAGTTGGGAAGAAGACTTCATCATAGAACTGTTGAAAGTATGCATGAAACAACTTGGAACCCTTTCGGGCCCCGAAGTGTTGATCAGTGATGATTGCGATCTTCATACTCTATGACGATTTTACGAACTAGTTTACCAGATCTGTCGGTGGTTGTCCAGTTCGACAGTTTCCCCTTTAACAGATATGCAATGTTTTGGGCCTGCATGTCTGCAAGAATTTGGTTTACATTACTACTCACAGTTTACCCCCAACAGTTCCATCACGTACAGATATTGGATCAGGAAATCCTTCTTGTTTTGCCTTCAAGTAAAACCTTGTACCAGAAATTACACTCTCTTTAGTCAGTGCATTGATGACTTCTGTACCGTCCTTTAAGAATGACTTCCAAAGGAACTTACCTTTGTAGACACGGAAACAATCATCAATCCAAAAATAATCATCAATACTCATTGGTTATACCGATAGTTAATGTTATCTTTGATAGTGTTGTAATCACTCTCACTACCAGCCATCATACCATCATCTGAGAAAACTTCACTATATCCACTTCTTTCGATAATCTTTGATTTAATTTCCAGTTGTTTTTTCTCTTTCTGGATTCTTCTCAAGAATGCATAGTGAATGATTTGTGTGAAATATGCAAAAGGATTACTAGACTTCTCTGGATCAAAGTTGTTGATGTACTGAACACAGTTCTCGATACCATCGCAAATCATGTCATCCTTGAACATGTAATTTACGAAGTTGGGCTTGTAAGACAAATGAGTTGCAATCTTCAAGAAACACTCACCAAGATAGTTTGTAATTCTTGGTTTTGGTTCACCTTTCTCAGCTGCACGGCGAACCGCAGCCTTGTACTCAACGATTGCGATGAGAAACTCCTTGTTATTGACGTAGTGTTCTGATCTGCGTCTCTTTGTCATTACAGCGTACATGTGTCATTGATCCTTATAATCATATAGTTATTATATCAAATGAACTGATGCTTGACAAGCCATCAAATTCTGTGTACAATAACTCTGTCAGGGTTCAAGAGACAGCTTTAAGAATTCTCTTTTAGCTTAAAGATTCTTTCTAGGCTTTCTCTAGCCTTATCCACAGAAGAGATATATCCCATAGAAGTAGATACACCTACCTTCATTGCAGAAGACTCTTCATTGTCCTTATTTAGAGATCTTACCCACTTCTTATATGTTGAAATAATCTCTGTATCATCACATCTTGTATAGAACATGATGTGTTTCATTTCAATACAAAAGATCCTATCCTCACTAAGTTTAATCCATCCATCTACTTTATAGAATGAGAAGTTACCTCTTCTAGATGGAATTTCCTTGATAGTACAAGGATCGATAATCATAATAGCTTTTGTTGTATCATCATAAAATTCTTCGACTTGACCGAAGATCTCTTCACCAGAAATTAATTTGATGATTGCG